CCTGAACTACTATCATTATCTAATACTTCTTTAAATAATCCATTTTCAGGGTCTTTAACTAATTTTGTTTTTTGAATTGCTTTTTTAGGAATATCTAATTTTCCTCTTTTACTTAAAATTGTATCTTCTTTATTAAATGCTAACTTCATATATCTAGTCGCATCTACTAAATGTCTTCTAAGACCTACATAAGTAGATAATGCTCTTTCACCTTCTAATCTTAATTTAGCAACCTTTTCAGGACTTTCTAATAAAGATGAAGATAATCTACTACCAACCATTTTTTCTAATGGTCTTATAAATACGTTAGTTAAGTTTGAAGATAAGTTAATAAGGTGTGTTTTAGGATTAGATAAAAGACAATTAATCCATACTTCATTTAAAACATTCCATGTTTGATTTTTTGCAACATAATTAAGAACATTTGAAATATTACTATCTCCTGCTCTTGCTATTTGGTCTAATAATACTTGTGGGTCACCATCATAATTTTCTTTAAATTTTAAAGCATTATCTAAATCTTGTACTATTGGATTTTTAGAAGTTTTACCTGACAGTCTTAAATTTCTTCCTGAACTTGAACCTATAGATAATTTTTGTTCATTAATAGCTTTCCACTTAGGAAAGAAACTTTTAATAAAGTATTCTTGAATTTTAGGTTCTTTGTTACTTAATTTTGCTAATCTTTTTACACCACTAGCTAAAGTTTCAATATAACTATTCATAGCCATTATTTTATATGGTGCATTACGCATCACTTGTTCTAACTCTTTAATGTCTACTTCTAGTTTATTAGGATTGTTTCCATAAAGTTTTCTAGCTGTTTTTTCTACAATCTCATCACTTATAACTATTTTTTTATTTTTAATTAAATTTTCATAAGTTTTGTTAAAACTATCTAAACTTATTAAACCTTCTTTATCTAAATTAAGAAATTGTCTAACATTAAAATTTAAACTTAAATCTAAGTTTTCAATATTACCATCAAACATTTCTTTGTTTGGTGAAATCTTTTGTGCTTCTTTAAATTGATTTACGATTGCATCATCTAAATCACCTTGTAAACTTTTTGTAACTGTAACAGCTTCGTCTTGTGATAAAGGTTTATATTTAGACTTAACAATATCTTCTTCTTTAAGTTCTCTTAAATATGCTTCATCTTCAGCTAATTGTTTTTTATTAACTGCTTTGCCTTCTTGTAATTTTTTATAATTTTTAAAGTATCTAAATGTTCTTAGACCTACTTCTATACCACCACCTACTAAGCCACCTTCTAAAGCATTTTTAAATCTTGCTTCATAAAATCCTTCTTCTTTACCTTCTGAACTTAAATAATCAAATAATGGGTTTTCTAAATAAGGAGCATGTTCAGAAATCATGTCTGCTAATCTTCCAGTTTCTTCACTAAAAGCAGTAAAGTCTGCGATTGCACCTTTACCCATCATTTTAGTAAATTGACCAGTTGTAGATGCTTGGAACATTGGAGATATTCTTTTAGACGCACCAGTTAATTTTCCTGCTACTCCTAAAACTCTACCACCAGTAAACCAACCAGTAGCAAACTGAGATACACCTTTAGCAAGATTACCCTGCCATGTGTGTGGGTCTCCGTCAAAGTCAGGTAATGTTAAACCATCATTGACACCCTTTTCGCCAAATAAAAGACCTTTTCTTTTATTAGCTTTAAATTCTGCAAAATTTTCGTAACCTAAAACACCATTTTTTGCGTCTTTACCAAATACAAATCCACCTACATTAGTAGCTTCTCCTAAAGTGTCACTTAATCCTTCAGCTAGGTCTACAGTAGCTTGAACACCATCTCTAACCCCATCAACAATGCCTATTCCTACATCTTTTATAGCACCTCTTTTTTTCTGTATGGCTTGAAACTTTTCTTGTGCCATATATTTGTTCATTACATCTTCAGAAGTTCCTTCAGGAAAATCTAAAATCTGACCATTTGGTGCTTGTTTTCTTATAGTTGCCATTACTTCATTTCTCCTATGGATTTTTTGAACATTTCTTTAGTTATTTTATATTTGCTTCTAAAATTAGCTGAGTTCATTTCTTTTAAATCTGTTCTTCTTTCAGCTATTTCTAAATCTGTGAAACCATAAGTATTCTTAGGGTTTGCTTTTGCAGTAGTATTATTTTCAAAAGTAACATTCTTAGCTTCAAATTGTTTTAATTCATCAGGGTTTACAATAATTTCACTATTATTATTTTCTTTAGAATTTTCTGTACCATACGAAACTTGATTTTTCATAGCTTCTCTTAAATCTTCTTCTTCTTCTTGGTATCTTTTTTTAACCCATGCTTTAAATTTTTCTCGTCTTTCAGATTTACTAAAACCAATTTGCTCTCCTGCTACTATACTGCTTGTATCTACAGGGTGACTAGCTAACCATTCAATAGCTTCATGTCTAAAATCAAGTTTTCGAGTAGCTTTAACATTTACCTTTATCATACTACCTTTAGCTGTATCTAAAATATTTTGTACAATGTCGTCTAATCTTTCTTCAGAAAGTCTATAAGTTTGTGAATTTAATAAAGGGTCTTCACCAAAAGTTTCATAATTATCAATTACGTTTTTGTAATCCTTATAAAATTTTGGTTGCATACGACTTTGATTTTCAACAAGAAACTCTCTTGCTTCGTCATATTTACCAGTTGTAATTAATTCATTAATAGTTTCTTCAACCCCTATTTCTGTCTGTGAACCAAACCCAACTTTTCGTTCTTTATATATTTTTCTAAGTTTATCTACTTTGTAATTTGAATATGTATCCCAGTTAGGGTCATTTTCTTTTGCTTCATTAAAAGTTGTATATTTATCTGCAACAGTAAGTGCTTCTCCAAATTCTTTTTGTCTTATTGCACTTTGTCTTGTATTTGCATCTTTTATTTCTTCTGTTGCTCTATCTTGAAGTTTATCTTTTATTTGAAATAAATCATCTTTAAGACCTTTAATATCTCCTAATTTACCTGTACCTAATTGTATGTATTTAGGAAGTTCTTCTAATAATTTTTCAGCATATTCAAAATCACCAGTTTTTTCTGCATAATCTGTAAGTGTTTCTAATAAATATTTTTGTGCCGAACCATTACTTAATCCATTTGCAGTTTTATCAAGAATAAATGCTGATACAGTTTCACCAATTTCTGCAAAACTTTTACTTTCATCAAACATACCTTGTATACTATTTTGAAAATTGATTTTGTATTGCTCACTAATATTAGACATTTGTGAACTAACGTGTGTTTGAAATAATTGATTTTTAAATCCTGAAGTTTTTTGAAAGAAACCTTTTTCTAAATCTGTAGGTTTATATGCACCTAAATTATTATCAGCTACAAACTTTTTAATTTCACTTTCATAAAACTTTTGAAAAGCATTTGGGTCAGGATTCTCTGAAACTTTCATTTCTGCATATCTAGTTCCTAACATGTTAGAAAATACTTGTGCTTTTGTATTTAGTTCTAATTCTTTATACTTATCTATAAAATAAGGATTAGCTTCTTTAGGTAAAGTACCTTCATTTACTCTTGTATTAAAATCTTTTCTATTTTTATTATAATCTTTTATAGCTTGTGCTTCGCTTACTTTCTTTTCTCTTACTTCAGAAGCAATAACCATTTTCTTTCCTGCATCATTGACAAAATTATTTAACGAAGAATAAAGTTCTTTTGCACCTGCTATTTCAGGTTTTGCTTGTGGTTTATAAAATAAATTAAAATCTGATGATAAAACCTGTCTTTTCTCAGGTGCTAGATTAAGTTGAGGTGTTTTTCTAGCCATTAGTAGTCAGCACCCTCATTTGGTGTAGGATATGCTCTTTTTTGTTTATTAGTTTTTAAACCTTTAAGTTCTTTTTGTGCTTCTAAGGAATAATATGAATTAGCTACATTTAAAGCTGAAGACACAAATAACAATTCAGGATTAGGTGGTGCAACATAAGTTGATTGTGCTTCCTGACCAAATTGAATTGCTTCTAAATTTCTTTCGTATTGTGCAATATCTATATCTAAATTAGTATTTAATGAGTTCATATAATTACCTTCTACTCTGTAGTAATCTGCCATTAATCTTTCTGTAGACCCTGACATTGCTAAACCTGAACCTGATACATCAGCTACAAAATCACCTCTAGCTTTTCTAGATTTTAAATTAGCTTCATAACCTTTTTGTTGTGTAGCTTTTATTTGTTGATTAATTTTTAATTGTTCTGCTGAATATCTTTGAATAGCATTATTTTTAGCTATTTGATTTTGTCTAACTTGTGCTTGATAAGTTGCTTTTTGTTGTGCTTTTTGATTTTGGAAGTTTATGACCTGTGACCCTGCTGTGGCAATCATCATAGCTGTTGTTGGTTCTACGCACATATTATATTCTTATAAACTCATAAAAAGGTTTATTTAAAACTCCATATTTTTGTTTGTTAATAAATTTGAAACCACACCATTTTAACCATTTGATGTGTAGTGAATTTCTACAATCCACAAAGTTCCATAAAATTTTGTATTTAGTATTTAGAAAACCAATAACTTTCTTACATTCTTTTAAAAAATTATATGTAATATCTTTTAAATTATCAGTTGCTAATAACCATATTGCACCAGTATCGGACACCCCAAACATACCGACTGGTTCTTTTTTACTACTTACTATTGTAAAGACAATTTCTGAATTTAAATAAGAGTAATATAAAGCATAAAAAGGAAGTAATCCTGAACATGATATTATTTCTCTTTTGTCTGCAAATCTTAATCTTGGTGCTAAATATTGTATGTCTTTAAATGTTGCTAGTCTAAAGTGGTTATACTCTTGAACTTGCTGTAACATAATATCCTTGCCAACTTGCATTAATAAAATTACAAGGCAAATGACTGTCTGATGCTAATGTTACTGTAAGTTTGTCACTTTCAGATTGAACAGCAAATGTGTAATCACCATCAGCTAGATTAACAGTACCAAGTAATCCTGTTCCTGTTATTGTTCCTGTAAATGTTGTTGAAGAACTACTTCTGCCAACTGGTTGGACAACAGTAGTAAAAAATCCTGTATTATTATAATTAACACTCCAGTTTCTAATTTGTAATCTACCTTCTTTAATAGATATTCTTGAACCTTGTGCATCAGCTTCTTGTATAAATTGCTGAGAAAACGTAAATGTAAAAGTATAATCTTCACCTATAAAATAATCATAAGAAGTAATATCTCCTGAAACTACAACAGACGTACCTGTCTGTGATACAATACTAATTTCTTGTCCTGCTTGGTTTGAACCTGTACTTGCACCGACAAGACTTAACGTATTAGTTTTAGTGTAAGGTATTGTAACAGTTGTCTGATTTGTACTGGCATCATAGCTTTCGCTAACACCTGTAGTGCTATTACTAATTTTTCTGTCTAAGTGAGTTAAATAAGAAGCACTTGCGTCAGTAACAGCAGGTGATATGTCCATTGTTTCTAAATAGACCCCATCACTTCTTTGATTTACGATATATAAAGTGTTTTCTATAAAATCTATATTTAATATTTTATCTGTAGAAGATGTACCAAATGTCCATTTATGCCATGCACTTTGTAATCTTTTCCCACCAGTAACATAATATTGGTGAACATATATTGCATTTTGTTCGTTAGAAGATAATGCCAACATAATGTTTTCATTAGTTGCAATAGCTAGTTTAAATACACCTGAAGGTATAAATCTAGGTACGTTACTTGTAATATCATCAGCACTTTTAGTATCTGTGTCTGACTTAACATAAAATTCTCTAAATCCTGTAAAACTTCCTTTATCAAATGCAAAGAAAACATTACTACCTGCACCTACTGGTTTTACTGAAGAAGATGCTTCAAATTCTGTTGATACATTTATAGATACATTTTCAGGTGTAATTGTTCCACCTGTACCTGCTAATATAAATTGTGTTTGGTCTGAAAATAAAAGTATTTCTTCATCAAACGATATTGCACTTCTAAGTATAGAAACTTTATTGTGAGTAGAAGCAACATCTATAACATCAGTCGCTAATACAGTAGTTACTGTTTCATTAAAAAAAGCAAAGTATTCTCCACTTCTAGACATAACTACATTTTCATCAGCTATAAAACCTAATCTATTTTTATGGAAAAACAGGTCGTTTATTTTTCTACCAATAAAACTAGGATTAGGAGAACTATCTATGTCTCCACAAATTCTTAAACCCCATGAAGGCACAGTATAATCTGTTCCTGATATTGTATAAGTAGAACCATCTACTTGTGAAAATCTAAAATTACCATCTGCTGTTCTAATTAAAACATGTGGCATAGTCGTATTATCTAATGTAGTTTTTGTGCTTGGTGCTACACTTTCTTGCCAAACATCACCACTACTATCATACTGCACATAATAATCGTCAAAACTATTTGTTGCATCACCTGTAATTTGAACAACCATGTTGTCTATTGCAGGAGAAGGTAAATCTACAAAATTTTGTACTGTATCTTTTATAATTTGTGAAGCATCATCACCATAACCATCACTAGCATAAACACTTAAAGTTCCTGTAGATTTGACTATAGAAAAACTAGAGTTTCCTAAGTCGGTTAGTGTAATATTACTAATTGTGCCAATAGCAGACTTAACTCCATCTCTGATTGACTGGGTATTAGTATTAGAACTTGTAAAA